TTTTTGGATTCGAAAAACTGTCCAAAACTTGGTATTACAGGAAGAGGTAATACCAAACCAGTCCAAATAGGGGGGGTGGGGGGTATAGGGGGGGCAACAATGCCCCAAAACAAATAACAATAGGTAAAGCCAAGCCGTAAATTACTACGGCTTGGCAAGTGTTTGCTAGGCTTTTTTAGTAGGGTTTACGGCTTGTAGTTTAATAAAACTTGTGCCCCAGCTTGGGTTATTAGTAGGGGTAAAACCACCATTTAATAAAGCAAGTGTTACTATTGGGCTAGTTTTACTATGCCCCACTTTTACCTTTTTATTATTAATTATAGTGCTTACACCATTATTTAAAATAGTACTTAAATTAAAGCTACCATTGTAACCAAATACATGCCATTTAATTAAGGCACTACGTACCCCACCTAATTGGCTAAGTACCTTACCCCTGCCACCTGTAAAACCAAATGGCGTTGGGTTACCTTTGCCCGTTAAATTACAATTTGGTAAAGGTACAACGTTACATAACATAAGACTGCCATTGCAATGGCTTTGTATAAATGTACGTATGTCCTGGTATGTTAAAATTTTACCGTTGGTAATTTGTAAACTAGGTAAAGCTTTTATTGTTGCTGTTTTATTAGTAGTAGTTTTTTGTTGTGTTTGCATTTTAATGCCCCTTTTTTAAGTTAGTAACAAAAGTGTTACACCTAATTGTAGCACGTCCTAAAATATATGTAAAGCTTTTTTATAAATATTTATAAATAATTATAAAGTTTGATAAAACTTTTTTATAAGCCTTACCGATCAAACTTGATCTATGGTGTATGTCAATATATACGCATGTGTCTACATATATGTGAAGGAATCTCGTGCGAGTGGAGTCTCGTGCGAGTAGGATCAAGCATGATCGTGATCCACAAGCTGTAAAAAAGGGAGAGTCAGTTACGACCCTCCCTAAAGACTAAGCCTTTACGACAAGCTTAACATATGGAGTCATCCAGTATTTACTGGACGGTGAATATCCACCATGCAACAAGGCATGAAGGCAGACAGGTTTAGTAGCTGAATGTCCAAGCTTAGTGGCTCTACTTAATATGGTTTTTAAGGACGTGTCACCCTTATAACCTTTAAGCATCCAATCTTGTATGGTGCGTCGCACGCCATCTGGTTTACCACCATAACCGAAAGGAACAGGTTTGTCCCCTTTTAAATCTACATTAGGTAACGGAACAATATGAACGTTCGCCTCGTTACCACCTGCCTCAGTTTTGATAAAAGTAGTAATGTCATTGTACGATAATTCGTGACCATTGACACATAGTTCAACAGACTTCACAACTGCTTTAGTTGGAGCCTGAGTTTTCTTTGCTAGTTTAGTCATTATACGTCTCCCTTTCTACGGAGTTATTGTTGTTATTAACTATTGTTTAAGAGTAACATTATATCTCTCAATATGCAAGTCATTTATAATCTTTTATAATCTTTTATAATCCGTGGTCTTTAGATCAAACATGATCAAAGTGGATCAATCGTGATCAATAAGCCATGCCCTACGGTCCGAGGTTCTTTGATCAAAATTGATCGGCTTCTCTCTCAAGGCGAGTGAGACTTGGACAGATTATGAAAGAAAGTGAGACATTATCCCTTTCCAGTCATAAGGGATCGTGGTAGAATAATCAGGAATCAACTCTCCTTTGTTCTCTGTCAATCCCCCTATTTCCATGGCTCTCCCCCCACTAAATATATTTAGGGTTTGGGAGGAAGGATGAGCAACCAAGTTCCAGACGCTGCCCGATTTAGAAAAATACTGAGTTTGCCACGATATTTGATGCGGACTTAGTTTTAATGACTTTAGCGACTTTAACCTATGGACTTTCAATTCTACCCAAAAAGCATGACCATCTACCACACCATGTAGATCGGGTATTCCTGGAGTTGCCCATGACTCTATACGTGTCCAAAAGACTCCACAATCTTTAGTGTTGTCCCTTAAATTTTGCCACAGTTTAGACTCTGGTTTTGTTACCATGTGTTGTCCTTGTTTTTACTTAAAGTAAAATATGATTGATAATGCACTTGAATGTGGACTATGACCAAAGAAAAAACCATAAAGAGATGTACCTACAGGACTTTTGGATTGAAATTGCTGTAGCCAATTGATTTGGTAATCATTTATACTAAAACTCACACCATATTTAAAATCAGGATTTACACTAGTACCAAAATCAAAAGTAGCCTCTGGTTTTTTACCCAAAGTATCAAGCTCACCTTCGTAATCATGTATGCAAACATACTGATATTTTTTTGCTTTCTGTTCACACAAATGTATTACAGTGTATAGAGTGCTTAAAAACTGCCACCCATCTAGATCTTTAAAGTCTTTATCAGTAGGATTAGGTACACCAAAATGTGATTCTTTAAAATACTTAATTCCTTCATCTATAGTAAATTTATAAAATTTATTCATTGTAGTTTTACCCCTTTCTAGGATTTTATTAACTTATAAATAATTATAGCAAAACCACCAAGCACTGATGCTCTTTTATAATGCTGTTTACTCATATTCCCATCCATCTCTACCTATACTAAACTGATCGTGTACTGGAGGTGTCCCATGTTGCCAATAAACAAAAGTCAACATATGCCATACTGCGATGTCGTACGGTTTAAATCTTGTTTTACAAAAGTTAAAGGGATCTTTTGGTAACTTTCTCGTTAGTATAAACGTCTCATGCGAATCACTACCAATGCCATTAAAAGCAATCTCATCTTTACTTTCACTCACATCGGTAATCACATCTTTCATAACCTTTTGTAAATACTTATACTCTTTTAAAATATTATCCCATTTGTCTTGTGCTATTTCTTCATTTTGTGTGTAGTAATTCGTGTATCCCATAATTTTACCCTTTCTCGGTATGTTATTTAAAATAAAAGTACAAAGACGGAACTGCACTATAAGAATCGTAAACGTGCATAGCATACATTTCTATCTTATCTTTTCCCTCATAAGCATCATAACTAATTATATTAACCCACTCACTGTCCCCGTCATGGAAACTAACATGCTTTTTATGTCCTTTTGGGTTATACTCATTATTTTCCCATCCTGCCACAGTAAACTCTGGGGTTAATATTTTATCAAGTTCCTCGCAATGTATGTGTAGGTGTTTCCAATCTTTTTCACTGTCATATTGTTTATCTCTACACACACCTAGTATATGATACTTGATGCTTAAATACTGATAACTATCAATAAGATCGTTTTCTGGCATAGTGCTTATATCATCAGGTAACAAAAAGTTACCGAATGCTTTACTAAACTCACTGAGTTTGTATTTATTAAACTTAATCGTTTTCATAATTTTAACCCCTTTCTAGGATTTTATTTAACTTAATTAATTATAGCAAAAACAGTATGTTACGATAGTCTTTTTTAATCTTGTTTAATCTCATTGGCGAGAACTTGGTCTGCATTTAGTTGAGTTCTCATTAAGTGTTTAGACCTAGGATTTACCATAACACACCAATGATAAAAGTTGGCGAGGCTTTCTCTATGCTTCACACTGAGCCCATAAATGCTTCTTTCCCTTGCCAACTAATAAAAGTGAAGCGAGAAAGACTACTAAACTCCCTCGCTTCGGGGCTCTTTGTAGGAGAATGATCAACACCTACAAAGTATCTATTGTTCTATTATGCTTTAGGAACTAGATGCTGTAAATTATTTTTTTCAATAACCTCTGCACATTCCTTACAATCATATTTTTCAAACTCACAATCTTTTGCATAGTTATTACTAAGCAAAGGACTTCCGCATAAACCAGGAGAAAACCCAACATGTGGATTATCACTTCCTACTAAGCAATAATGTCTAGTACCTATTCTTCCTGTGTGCTCATACAACATATTTTTAGCTTTAATCATTTTAAACCCCCTTTCTAAGAGTTTTAATTTGTTCATTAAAAGTAGTATAGCAGGTTATTTTTCAAACGGTTTCTTTTTTAATCGGTATTGGCTCTTTTTTAATCGTTGTTGTTGCTTCGGCCTCTATCGTTTCATTTTTATCTGTGATCGCTGCTAAAGCAGGAAACTCTTTTTGTAGATTTTCTATTTCTAACATGACTTGTTCTCTACTCATTTGATCTATTTTTCCATGTAAGATTTCTTTTCGATCTACATAGATCCCAGCAGCTTGACCTCTAGATTTTTCAGCTGCGACTGCTGCTGCGAAATTACCTGAAGTAATAGCAGAGTCACGTATCTCAGCAAGTTTTTTTACATGTCCTTCAAATGAGACTTCATATTTTCTAGCTATTTCGCTTTTTAGTTCTTTGATCCTTTCAACAACATGAGGATATCTTACTCCGTTTAATAATTGAGAAGCTATTGCGTGAGCAGAATCTTTAGAATAACCTGCTTTGATCGCAGCTTCTGTTTGTGTGATGTCTTCACAAACATATATTCTAGCAAACTCCTCTTGTTTTGGGGTTATTTGTTTTTCAGTACGAGGGTTTCCAACTACATCTAATTTTTGTTTATGGGTTTTTTTAGCGACAGGCATTTTTATCTCCTATGAATGATACTTTGCATAATAGGGTCAAAATGATATTTTGTTAAATAAAAAATTTTTTTGATTTAACTGTGCGGACGGACATAATAGATGAAATATATCGGATCAAATCATTGTTTTTGTCCTATAATCCGCAGATATAGGTGTATAGTCATATATTGTATATCGGAAAATCTCTAAATTTGTTTTTTAAACTATTTCTATTTCCCTCTATTATACAAAGTGTGATAATATATCAAGAATCCATGTTCAATGTTCAACGCTCATAGAAAAAATTGTTGACGATAAGATTAATGATTTCCCTTTTTCTATAGTTTAAATTAAAATTTTGAGCCAAAGTGCTACAGAGATTAAGAATCGCTTTTTCTGCATTATTGTTGAGGTGCATAATTTTAGTTTTTGAACAGTCCGAGTTGTGATTCATGGAGGAAGTTCGGTTATAAAACTTGTCTGGTCTAATTTTAAAGTAAGCATGGAGCTCTTCTAAAGGTATGTTACATAAGGTAACGATTACGTCTTGAAATGTGAATCGTATATGGTGGTCAATAGATAATATTTCTCGTATATCTACCATATCTTTATGTAAGTCGTAAGATATAACAACTTTACTTGTCATTTTTCATACCTTGTAGATATAGTTTAGTAAGGTTGTCAGTTATGTCTTGTATTTCAAGTAAAAGCAGTCTTACTTGTTCTTGCTTTTTGAAAAGCTCGGCATTAACTTTTAAAACTTTGATTTCAAAGTCAATTTCTTTTTGTTTAACGGTTTCTACTTTTTTAACCATCTCGTTCCAATTAGCTTTTTCGTCTATTATAATTTTCGTAGCCATTGTTATCACCTTTCTTTTTTATTAATATATAAAGTATAGCTTAAGATAAAATAGTACGATGCTCTTGTTTGTTCTTATTTACTCAGAATCCATGAAACAAGGGCAAAAGTCAAAAAACGGGGGGTTACTTACCTACCTTAAAGGGTGCTTGAGGCAATCGAGCACGCATTTATGGGCTCAGTTTTTGGTCGTGGAGCATTAAAATTGTACAAAACCATTGCTTACACCTCTATTTTTCTGTCCATACAATAAAAGAAATCTGTTTCGTTGAGAGCTTTCCCTCGTACTTTCCATCCGTTACCTAACAACTCGTTGATCACATTTATATATAAAGTTTCTTTCACTTTTACCTCTGCTTCGGTGGCCTCTCCATCTTCCCATAAAATTTCGTGAGCTAAAAGAGTACCAAGCTCATAAAATAATTGATCAGCTCTTTCTTGGGTTTCGCATACAGCTTTCGGTGTGTGACCGTAAGGGTTAGCAAACGATCTGGATTTTATAAATTCCTTTAAATATTTATTTTTCATGTCTTCTCCCCGTTGTATCAGTTGTGTATGCCCATGTAGAAGCTAACCGTTTATCTCCATCAAAACTATATAAATCTACCACTACTCCTACCTCTGTAATAGCAACAATAAGTTTCATATTTCTTTTTTCTATGTCAACCTCTAAATGATCTTCATCTACTGAAGATGTTCTTATAAAGTTATCTGGCATCTTTATTCTCCTCATCTAATATTTCATATTCGCTTATATAAAATTTGGCATGGACAAAGCCCCCTTGCATAGATGTTATAGAACATTTGAAATTAGGAGGACAGGTTTTAACCCATCGTAATAGTTCTTCTATGTTTTGTATTTGAAATGTTATCATGTTTTATACCACCAACAAGTTTCGTTTGTCAGCCCTCTCGTTATTTTTTCATGGTTATATTTTTCTAACTCTTTATTGTATTGCTCTTGCACAAATTGTTTTATGGATTTTTTTGTGCATCCTTTAGGTATAGGGATTTTTATTTCTGCTACCCTTTTTTGAGCTTCTTCTAATGTATGGCTTAAAGATATATGATC